AGATTTCACTATCGACTCGAGGGCACTACATGACATAAATTCAAATTTTATCAGTTAAAAAAAAAGAGGGGAGTATTTCATCCCCTCGGGAATACTATGAGTAAAGAACGATCTCAGCACCGTTAACGTGAACGAAACCAACTTTCATGTTTGCACGAGTACGGATGTACGGCTCAGCAACAGTGTCAGAAAGGTTAACAGCTTTGAGTGCTTTGTCATCTCCTTCAGCATCGAATGCGTAAAGTAAGTTGTCTTTCAAAGTCAACACAGCAGTGTCATTCGGCATACCTTCACACACAACAACTTTCACACCTAAGTAAGTCAAGGCAAGTGGAGTCGTTACATATGTCATGGTGTTACCTGAAGCAGCAGCCAATTCGTATGCGTTTGCGATGTTCGTTGAAACATACAAACGGAGGTCAGCTTTTTTGCGGATGATTGATGCTGGAGCGGCAGCAAAGATAAGTGCAAGCTGAGCCAATACGTTTCCGCTGTTTACAGTTGTGTTAGCAACGTCAACAACAGTAGCGTCAGCCAATAAGTTTTTGATGTAACCATCACAAAGAGCCAAAGTAGCGTTCTCTGAAGTGGTGTCACCTTGCCAACGGATAAGCTCGATGTCTTGACCGATTTGCTTAGCCATTGTGTTCCAATAGAAGTCCATGAATGAAGCAACAGTAAAGTCACCATTTGAACCTTTTGTCATTTGCAATGCAACGAATGACTGCTCAAGGTCGAACTGGCAAATTTGTGCCATTGCGCTCAAAGCACATACATCGATTTCAACTGCGCTCAAGTCATCAGTTGGAGCATCGAAAGGACAAGTTGATGATTGGAGAATGTTTCCGAAAAGGACAGTCGCCAATTTAGTTTTGCTCTTCACACCTGGAAGTAAGCGGTAGTTTTCAGCGATGTTCTCTTCACCTAAGTATGCTTTAGAGAAAAACGCTTCCGGATTGGCTGCCAATAAAGCTGAAGCATCCACATCCAAATCGAATCTTAATTTTTTAGACATTGTTATTTGGTTTTTATTGATTTACAAATTGTTTGAACTTCGCAAATTTTTCACTCATTGAGAGTTGGGTTGCTTGCGTCTCAACCACTTCCTCCTCTTTCTCTGCATACATCTCTTCGATTTGGTTGCGGAGGTCGGCTATCATCGAAATGATTGCTTTCTCTCTTTCTTCCAACATCGGCAAAACGATTGCAGCGATTGCTTCCGCATCGGTAGCTGGGTCGATAGCCATCTCCTCCTCAGTGGTGGTTGACTCTTCAGTTGTCTCTTCAACTGTTGTGTCCTCCATTGCCACCTCTTCAGTTGACATCTCTTCCTCAACCACTTCCTCGGTTGGTTCTTTTTCCACCTCTTTAATCTCAACAACTTCTCCGTCTTTTACGACATAGATTTTGTCTTCGATGCGGTGCTCTCCATCAGGTAACATCATTTTATTTAGTTTAATTTGTTCCGAAAGTTTCAGACCGAGAAAGCCTTCAATGGAGAAACCGACTTGATCGTTGGCAACCAATTCGGCAAAGTAGTCAGCATCGGTGACCTGTGCGGTGACCATTAGGGTGCCTTTCGGTACCTCAATGCCAAATGTCGAGTATGCCTTGTCCTTGGTTGGGTTGTCAACAATCCATGTCTCAAGGATATAAGCTGGTACTTTTTTCTCGGTGTCGTGTTCCAAGTTGAAGATGTCACGATTGCGCAAATCAGCCATAAATTTGGTGTGAATCTGCTCGATGACTTCCTCAGTGAACTGAACATAATACTCACCATCACCATCATTCTTGCGGTAGATGTCCATTGGTATCATTGCTGGTGCTGTGATGCGATACTTCACGTCATCAGCAAACATCAAACGCTTGTCACTTCCAAATGCCATACCCTTGACCTTGATAGCCGGTAGGTTGGTGAAAGCAATCATCTCAATACCGAGTGTTTCTCCATCGGAGTACTCGTCATCGATTGTGATTTTGTAGATAGGTAAGTCCTTAGTCATTGCTTATGTTGCATATTTTGTATATTTGTTCAAAAATTAGTTATGATTCAAGTATTCGACAGGGAGATTCCCAACAAAATGAGTGAACTGACCATCGAGCAGTTTGAAAAAATCAGCCAAATTCTGAACAATCAGGAGTTTGATAACGTTGAGAAGTACGTTGAGATGTTTAAATATCTTGGCATCGATGAGAAGATGTGGGATGACTACCCATTCAGCGAGTTCATTGAGTTGGTTAAGAAGTTCAACCTGGACTCATACACCCCGAGTGAGCCTGTTTCATCCATTGAATTGGAAGGATTCACATACACAGCCGAGATGCGCCTGTCAGTGAAGGAGACCAAACTCATTGAGAAGATTGTGAATGGCAAGCCGAACAACTACATCAGTGACATTCTTGCAATCATGTTCAAACGCAGTGACCTCAGTAACACTGAACACTTCGCAGATGCCCATTTGAAGCATAAAGCAAAGATGTTCCGCACTCAGAAAGCTGAGTTGTGTGTACCATACATTGTGTTTGTTACTGAAAAGATTGCAGAGTATGCAAAAGCCAACGCTCCCGAAGCAGTGGAACCAAGTAAATCTTGAGCAGTTCATTGAGCTGAGAGGACTCCAACCTGAGGATGGATTGTTCAACCACAACATCGATATCCTCTGCGCACTCACCGACTCACTTCCTGAGGACTTTGATGATGCTGAACTTCATGAGGTAGCCGAGTGGTTCAAAGATTTGCAATGGTTGTACTCAGAGCCGAGCAAGTTGCACACTGATCGTGTTGGAAAGTTCTATCTTAAACCTATGAATGAGCTGACATTGGGGGAATTTATCGACCTTGAATACTACTTCACACAGGACTACATCAAGAATCTTCCAAACATCTGCGCACTGTTGTATCGCATTCCTGAGATTGTGGAGGATGGTGTGGTGGCAAAGTGGGAGACAACCGCATTCAAAGCAACAGCGAGAGCGCACTACTTCCTTGACCAACCAATCACCAAGGTGTACGGCATCTTGACTGAGTACATCAAATTCAGGGACCAATTTATCTCATCCCATTCCAACCTAATGACTGAAGATATCGAAGATGACCTTAGTGATATCGATGACCCTGAAGAGCGCAAAGAGGCAGAGAAGCAAAAGGCATCCAACAAATGGGGATGGGAGCAGTTGATTTGGTCGATGACCAATGGCGACCTCACCAAGTATGAACAGGTCATCAATATGAAGCTGATACTTGTGTTCAACTTCCTTGCAATGCGTAAAGAGTTAGATATTTAGTAATCGAGTGCGTAGTTGAACTCACCAAATAGCGGCACAAAGTCGTATATCACCTTTGGCTTTTTGCGCAATAGGTTTCCGAGTTCCAAGATTGGGAACTTCTGAGCCAAATCAGCCACATACATTCCGTACATTTCACCGATAAGTCCGTTCATCTCGAGTGCATCATTGAATTTCTTGACCAATCTGAAAGGTGCGATGGTGGCGGTGCCGTTATTTAGGTAGCCAAAATAGTAGGCAGCAAGAATCTCGATGCGGAGGTTGCCCTCAGTTGTAACCTTGGCATTGATTTTGACTGAATCATACAAGGTGTATGTGTCAATGAGTGCTTCATCCTTGATGACTTTCTTGAGTGTGTTGGCAACTCTTCTCCTTACTGGATACTTGAAGTTGAACTCACCTGTATTTTTATATCTTGCCATTACTTATGTTGCAATTAGTCACCAATTTGTTTAGGAATCTGACAATCGGTCCATGAATCCATGGTAAATGTGATGGTCATCAACCATCCAGCAGCGTAGTCGAGGAGGTCATTGTTGAGTGGAATCAGTGAAGGGAATCCAACCACATCGAAATCTCGGTCATCATTGTTGAATGTGTAGTTCAGGTACAAGTCCATGAGTATCTGATGGCAATCACTGAGAATCACGTTGATATTTGCCCTGTCTTTTTGGATGATGTCAAAGCAATAGATTTCAAGATTGAAGTCATTAGTGTTCTCGGTAGGTATTGCATCGACAGGAACGATATAGATAATCGGAAATTTTTCGTTTTTCGTTGCAAAATTTGGCAACTGTTCTTTGAAGTCAGAGCCTACTTTTTTGACCTGAAGATGCGCATCATAGAATGCAATGATTTCGTTGATGAGTGCTTGATAACTTATCACAATACTGCGTTTTTGAGGATTTTGTTTACTTTGTTTTGAACACCTGTCATCTCGGTCTCACTGACCACAGCATTCACAGTGATCGTTGCGCCTGTCTCAACACCTGAAGCGGAGCCTGTGTTGTTGGCTGCATTGCCTTGACCGAATAGGTTGCCAGGTACGAATGATGGAACTGCTGAAGCATTCGGTGTAACACCTCCGCCTCCCCCACCACCTGATGGAGTTGATACGGATGCACCACCACCATTCATGAACTTGCTGATTGATGATGCCACAACAGTACCGATGGATGTGGCTGCTCTGATTTTCGCAGCAGCAATGGCTGCAGTTTTCAATGCAGCACCACCATCAGGCAACGCTGTCCACGTTAGATTGGATGCGTACCCTGATATCTCTCTCTGAGTGTTGACGATGATTTCACCGATGGCGAGTGCCTTGTCAACCAAAAAGATTGCATTTGCGACTTTCTTATTCTCACCAGCAAGTTCACCGATGGCAGATATTAAACCTTTTGCCATACCAATTTTAGCATCAAAAAGTGCTTGCTCGGCTGCCATGACAGCATCATTGTACTTTTGTTGCTCCTGAAATGAGACCATGTTGCCCTCACCTTGAATCTGCAACTGCTGAGTCCTTGTGGCAATCATTGTATCAAGAGTGGTTTGCGCTGATTTGGTGACCAAGAACTCACTCTCTTTTACCTCATCCTTTCTGACTTCATTAATCTCAAGAGATTGAGCTTTCTCAAGTGCGGTTATATCTTGCTTGTACTTCTTAGCCTCTGCAATAAGCGCAGCATATTTGGCTTTGATATCATCAATCTCTTTTTGAGTTTGCGTTTTCGTTGAGTCAACCACGAGCTTGTTGGCAGCATTTATCTCTGCCTGAATTGCCTTGAGTCCTTCTCGGTATTTCTTAGCGTTCTCCTCACGTTTTGCTTTAGCTTCCTCAGCTGCTTTCTTTTCCTCAGCTGCTTGTTCAGCAGCATCCTGAATCGCCAACATTTTGCGCTCTTTCGAACCATCTTTGATGAGTTTGTTCTCATCTTCAATGCGTTTCTTGAGTGCTTTTCTGCGCTCGATAGAATCCTTGTCAGTAAGTCCTTTCAATTCAGCGTACTCGTTGCGAGCATCGCTCAATCGTTTCTTGGCGGCATCGGTGATTGCCTTGGATTTATCCATCTCGAGCTTAGTGGTATCCTTACCAGCTGCCTTGGCTTTAGCAATCTCTATATCGTATTGGTCAGAAATAGCCTCAGTACGTTTCTCAGATGACTTGAATGCCTTCTCGTTGGCTTTCTCCATCGTTCTCGCATTCTCTTCAGCTGCATACGATGTCAGACCCAACCAATCAGTCAGCTCCTTGAATCCATCAATGAGTGCATTGATTGGAATCATCAAGAAATCAAGCACCTTCTGAAGCACTCCAATCTTATTGAGGAACACACCTATTGCAACCACGATTGCAGTAATCACAGCAGTCAATAAAAAGATTGGATTCGTTAGAATCTGCGCTCCGAGTTTAAGAAATGCACCACCCATTGTTGTGATGGTTGATGTCAGACCTTTCATGCTCTTGCTGATATCAGTGGCATTCAATCCACCAAGATTCTTGGCGAACACTTTTGCCTTATCAGATGCCTCTTCAAAGTCAAGTGACATGATTGAATCACGAATCCCACCAAATGAGTTGCTAATCTGCTCAAATTTAGACCCTGAAGCAAAGACATTCACTGCATCATTGGCATCCTTAATCCTATCAGCTACCTCACCAGCACGAGCAGCGAGGGCTGCCATTTGTTCAGGGTCAGATGCTTCAGCAATTGCTGCCTTGAGTTGACGGAGTTCTGCCTTTAAGCTGGTGACTCCTGAGAGCTTGAGTGGTATTTCGACTTCGTTAGCCATATATTCTGACTTCTAATGATGAGTATTTTAAATTGCCATCATTGTGTTGATGGTTCTGAGTGTCCGTTGTTCTGACGTATATCGTGCCATCCGTTTTGATTTCGGCAGTAGCAAGGTGGTCATGTTCTACGTTGCCGATTATGACGAAAGTGTTTAGAACATCGAGCGGATTCGGTGCGGTTCCGATATACTCACCCTGTGCGATGCGAGTCCATGTGACACCACCAATCGTATCAGACAACACAATGGCTGTTGGTGCTGCCGTTCCAAGCTGAGATAAGAGCGCAATGTATCCACCTGTCGGTGCGCTGATTCCGTTAATCTGAGGAGTGATGATGCCATCCTCGTTGAGAATCTTGTTGTCTCCGATGACCAACCCCTTCACACCTTGACCGATGATGTTACCCTCACCTTTCACGATCACGTCATCTCCTGAGAGATTGCCATTGGCAGTGGTTGACTTGGTCACAAGGATGCTGTCCTCAGATGCCGCTGTTGTGGTTGGTGAGGTCGGTGTGCCTGGACCTGTGATGAACGGTGCAAGCTCAATCTCTGAGTCGATGCTGATGAGTTCAACCTTGGTCGCTGTGTTCGCATTGGCATCATAGTCGATGACTCGGTTGATGTTCCACCATGAGTTGTTGATGCGTACCTTTTGGTTGAGCTTGAGTGTTTGGATATCAGCTTCATTCAGGTAGAACATAGCCACCAACATCTTGCCCACATTAATTTGGTTGACTGTCCTTCTCCAGTACAAGTTGTACAGGTTATTAGCAGTCAATGTCTGAGGTGAATAATAGTAGTAATCGTTTGTGCCGAAGTTGATGTCAAAGGTTGGAAGCAATGCGTTGTCAAAGTGACCAATCATCGGATATGTCGTATTGCCGAGCGAGCCTGTTGTGCCGTATTCAATCAAATCCCATGAGCTGCACGTTTGCTCACCACCATCATACAAGATACGGATGTTGGTCTTCGGTGCTTCACCATTGAGTGCTGGTACATAGGCATCGAATGTAGTGGCAACCACAGGAGTTGGTGAGAACAACAGTTCTTTGACCTCTTCTCCTTTGACATACTCGTTGTCGAATGTATACTGCAACTGCCCATACACCTCATTGGTCATTTGGAAGTACACCTCATTCGGTGAGTCCTTGTCTTGCTTGTAGCTTAGTGTGAGTTTCTTTGATGTAAGGTCAGGCAAGAATATCAAATCCTGTTCACGTTCCTTCATCAGCTTGGTTGTCCAATCCACCTCAGCTCCTGAGTCATAGTATTCATCCCTGTGCTTGAGGATGAGCTTGTTTGGTTGGTCCGTATCAATGTCGACATACAGGTTGTACATCGTGAAGATTGACTTCACAAAGTCGCTTTGCTTAATCTTGAGCGGCACATATTGGTTGATGTCCAAGATGCCTCCAATCACTTGGATGTTGGCTGTTGGAAGTATCTTGATGCGGATGGAGTTCACAATCAACTCAACGTTGACAGGAAGCGCTCCAGTAAACTGACAATATCCATCTTGCCATCCAACCACGATATTGGCAACATCGCCTGTGTTTAGTTGTGGAATGAATGAACCATTTGTTCCAAGCGCTGCATTGCCTGTCACTGTGCCACTCACTAACGATGTGACTCCAACAGGAATGATGCTGCCCTGGTTGATGACTTGCTCAGGTGCAATGAATGAGTATTGAGCATTGAATCCAAGTATGCTGAATCCGACCAATGGTCTTGCTTTGAATGGAGACAATGAGTTCAGTACAACCGTTGCATTGGTGTTGTCAATTTGGAACTCATAGTTGATTTGATACTCCATGATGTAAGCCTGACCACTTGAGAGGTTCGTATCAATGGGAACAGTGAACTCACCTGTGGTTGGGTTGAATGAACCTTGCACATCGGTTATCTCAGTCCATCCTGTTACATCCTCTCGGTAGTTTGGTGGTGATGTTGAAGCAGTCGATGCTGTGAATGCTGAGGATATCTCTTCATCAACCAAATAGTCCTGAGCATCGAATGTATTCTCATCCCCATTGTATGGAATGAGGAGCTTGTCGAAGCGTGCAGCTGCAAGAGCCGACCACTCATATTGGAAGCCTGCCGTTGCGAATATCCTATCGAAGTAGGTCTTTGCATAGATAGCCGGCTTGAATTGACGCACATTGAAGATGTTGTCAGTGTCGAATGGCATCACATATTTGAAGCCATCAGTGACTGTGTTGTCAAATGTAGCGATGATGGATGCAGCATCGAAGGTATGGTTGAGGTCAGTGAAGTCGAGGTCAGTGAGTTCAGCATTTGTGATCGCAGT